ATTACCCTGCGTTCATTACCCTGCGCTCATTCCAAAGCTCTTACGAAGCTGCCTATAAACCGTATTGTGGCTTGCTAACTTGTTACCAGGTTCAAGCGAGTGGTTCGTTTTATTACCTAAATAAGAATTAGTTGCACCAGCAATACGACCTTTCACTGTTTGCGGATTTTTTCTTGCCATAATCTCTTGATTTTAGATTACACTTTCTTCGACTTGTCTCTTATGTTGTGCGAAAGTATCTTACCCAAATCAAATACTACTTGCTCAGCTACCCATACAAGTGGATTGCCGTCTTTGTCCCTGCCATGCTCGTAAGTGATAGGCTCGTTATTCTCATCTACGAATATCTCGCAATGTGCGCCCAAGACCTCAACAAGTGCATTATCTCTGTCCTTGTTGTAACCAACATAGAACTGAATAGCGTCATACTTGATAGGCTGCGCATTGCCGTCAGCATCTTCGATTTCAAACCCTTCTTTATCAAGCTGCAATAGCTTTTTGATAGTGGTTGGACGAACCTCTCTGAACTCTTGTACTTTACGACCTGCAAGGATAGCATCGAAATACTTTTGTTTGATGATAAGATTTAATACTTTCATACGACTTTTCTCTTTTTAATGTATCAACAAAGATACGATTTAACATTATTATATTTAGAAATAATCCGCCCATTAAAGCAACAATAGGCGGGTTGTAAATTAATTAATCTAATTGATTTAAAAACTTTTGAAGCATATCATCTTTAATATCTGATAGCTTACATTTGTCAAAGTATCTATCACGCTCTACACACATATAGCCATACATTCTGATACTTTGCAGCTCGTTGTATGAGATGTAACTAAACTCTGCGCCTGTGTCTGTTACGACAACGCCAAACATCATAAAATCGCCATCTTCATATGACCCCTCTATGATGTACCACGTGTAGTTACCTAAGAAGAACTTTGCAACGCATATTGCATCGCCTCTTTTGCCATCTTGAGAGCCTAATGGGTATTTACTCTCAATCTCTCTGTTTTGCTTTTCTGATAATAATCTCATTTTTGAAATTCTATTTTCTTCGCTATTCATGTACTCTAACGCCCCTTTTTCATCAATGAAATTAGAACGCCCATATTTGTGTAGCTCAATAGCTACTTCACGTATAGTAATCTCACCTTTTGCGTACTTGTTGTACAAAGAATTTATTAACGACATCATAATTTATTTTATTGGTATAATTAAACATGTATTACATTCTTCTTCTTCGACGACTTCGTCTTTAGTATTATCATTACTAATAACTTCATCGCTTACCATATTACCTGCTGCAAGTACAGGCGCCATTGAGAAAGTCCCCAGTGGGTTAGCGTGTTCTTCGTTATGATACACGTACACACCACGCCTTCTAACCCTGCCTTTATCATCTTGCAAGGTTATAAACTTCTTCGTTCTGCTTATCACTGTGTAGACCCACACGACTTCATAATTACACGCTGAACGCATATAATATCTTTTGCCAACTTCGAATATCTTAACTGTACTCATAATCTTTATAGTTTAATAGTTTTATACTCTGTTTCTTAATCACGTTGCAAAGGTAATTCTTTTATTTGATTAAGTATATACTAAATCAATATTTAACTTAATCTTAACACTTGATTAAGTATATACTAAAATAAGTTAAATTAAAGACAAATGTTTGCATTTGAAAAAGTATATACTTACCTTTGCAATGTGATTAAGAAACAAAGTTAAACAATTAAAACATAAAAGATTATGAACACTTCTAACAAGAAATTCGACGTTGTATTTAATGACGATTGCGATAGCAATCGTAAAGGATTTAGCGAAAGTTATGAATACTGCCTTAACTATATCAAGATGTACAATGGTACAACAGAAAGCTATTTTGCAGATTATAAGGGTGGCACTGTTAGCATCGTTGACAACGATACAGAAGATTGTGTTTATAATGAGATTGTAAAGTAATTAATGTCTTAAACGCTGCGCTATCGGCATGACGGGCGACTTGCATGAAAAATCTAAAAGAATTAGCGAAACAAAACAACCTTGAAACTATCAATGTAGGCACAAGCTACGGTTTGCACGAATACGATGCAATAGTAGGCTTTAATTCTTTCAGTGAAGCTGCCGACTTTGCTGATGAGAACAAATTAAAAGTAGCTGCATTCAAAAAAGAAACCAGCGCATCAAACTATCAATTAGATGATGATGCGCCTCGTTCTGGATTTGACGTACTTTCACACTATGAGAATTACACCAAATTCTTCAAGGGTGATGAGCAAGATTTTAAAGATGTTGATATTAACGAAACTATCGAAAGTATAGATTTCGATAGTGAAAAAGAAAAATCCGAGTGGATTGAAAACATGAACGAGATTAGAGATAGAATTGCTAACCTCAAAGACGGTGAGTTTATATACCTCGACAATAGCGGTGTATATAGCGACGTCTTAAAAACAGAAGACACATTCGACACATATAATGGTAATTCTTATGTAATTGGTGTTTATGAGTAAATACACACATGGAGGTAAGAGAGTGGGTGCTGGTCGCCCATCTCTTACAGGAAAAGCGTATAATTACAAGGCGGATAAAGAACTTGTTCCCGTTCTCGATAATCAAGAAAACAGAAACAGATTTATCAATGATGCTGTAAGAGAGAAGTCCGAAAAAGAAGGACTAATCTAACACATCATTGACTTTTAGGATTAGTTCGTCCACGCCTTGACGAAAGTCCGAATAGGTGGTATAGAGTACCATTAACTCCGTGCAAGTCGCTGATATAACGCTTGCACATGTTACTTTGGTGGCTTTAGTGATAGCACGTCTAAGACCTTGCGGCATCTTTCCGCCAAAGAATTTGTTAGGGGAGTAAAGGTAGATGACGACAAAGATAAATTCTTTGCGGTCGTTTACCTTTATTTCTTTGCCCTTTAATTCCTCGAATACCTTGTAAATCTTCGGAATGAGATTTAAGTCTTTCAGTTTAGGAGATGTGGCAATCTCATTATCTACTATGGCTTGACGGAGTGCCGTACGTGCCTTTTCTATTCTCTTGATTGTTTCGATTATCTGCTCCATTTATAGAGTTTTCAACAAAAATATAGCAAATAATCTTAAATAATCAAATTTGTTTAGA